GAATGCTCCTAATAAAATAACACAAAACAAGTAAGGTGCAATTGTCTTTTTCATAGTAAATAGTTTTATATTTCTCTCCTTATTAAAGATTTAAAAAAAAAGAAAGGGTTAAACCCCTTCTTCCTCTAATAGCAAATGCACATTAGGACGCAATATCCCAAATTCTTTTGCTAATGAATCCCTATACTCTTTCACATGGTCTTTATCCATGGATTCAAAAGCAGTTAATAATTCGGGATTAGCAGGCTTTCCTAATAAGATAGATAATCCTGCAATTTCTTCAATAAGTGAATTGATAAACATAAGCTTAAAATTTAAAGTTCTTAACTTATTAAAGATTAAAAAAAAGAAAACAGGATTACTCCTGTTCTTTCTTTCTGCAAACATTGAATATGATATACTCACCTGCTGTGTGTATTTCATACTTCACCAATGTTTTGGCTGTAAGCCATTGGTTCAACCTTGTTTGCATTTTGGTTAGTTCTCCTGCATCTGATGCAAGAAAACTAAAAACATCTACTCTGTGCATAGGAATGAATTTAAAGTTCTCAACTTATTAAAGATTCAAAAAAAAAAATAAGGCAGAGAACGTCTTCCCTGCCTTGGTGGCTTTGTAGTATATAACTCATTGCTCCATACAGAGGCCTTTCCATGGTGAGTTAACAATAGGGCTTACGGCTTTGCCTATCATCCTATTCTTATTAAAGATTAAAATGAAAGAAAGACAGAAAGCTAGTGGCGCAGCCACACCTATAAGAATGAATGATGAGCTTTGGCTAAGAGCATTTACTAAGGCTTTAGTCTGAACGATAGAGAAGGCTAATGTCTTAGTAAGTGCTCAGTGCGTGTGGGCAAAGGCAGAGAAGGCAAAGGGCTGAAGTATGAAGCAGCTTGCCTTCTGCGCGGTGGCTGTTATTAGTCCCTTAGTCATTACATAGTATATATACTTAGGCTTGGCATAGCATGCACACCCTTGGATCACTAGTCATGTAGCACAAGCATAGTCTTAGCATCCACATGCACTTGCCTTGCTAGTCAGTCAGAAACTTTTTTCCTAGCAATACATTTGCAAAATATTTCTGTAACACAGGTCTTTGCCTCAGATTTCATGGGGGGTGGCTCCCGCTGGCTTGGCCCCCGGGGGGTCAATTGCATATGACCCCACACCACCTCTAATATAAAATAATCTTACCCCCGTTTGGAATATTAAAATTTAGTTTTATATTTGTCAAGCTATAATAAGGGGTTATTACTAGTACAAAGGTCTGGAGTTGAAAGCCCGGGCCTTTGTTATTTTATTATATTTGCTATATGGATAAATGGAAACTATTTTGCCTATATATATTTGCTGTATGTGTAGGAGTTGCTATAGGGTATCTTATGACTGGGTGCAAGTCATCTGAGAAATGTGATGCTTATAGTAATACAGAGTTTGGAAAATAATTTGTATATTAGTATATGAAGAAGTTTGACATGGGTAAGTATATCCTACTCATAGGTAATGATGCTACTGAGATCTTTGACTACTACAAAGTCCCAGAGATGCATGGCTTAAACAGAGCAGATGCTCAGGCTGAAGAAGTAGATAAGACCAAAGGCAATGGTGTATATATCTATGGTTGGACTAACTATGATCCCGCTGATAAGAAGTTAACAGCAAAAGCTCCCCACAAACCTTTCTTGTTTTTGAACATGGGTACTTTTAAGAAGTATTCTACTACAGAGAAAGCCACAGCTGTTATGCATGAAACTATGCACATGAGTATTCTATTAAATAACTGGAAGATCATGGACAAAGAAGAAGAAGCTATTCAGTTTGCTGAAGATGAAGCAAACAAGATCATTGAGAAACTAAAGACTACTAAGGTAGAAGCACCAAAGAAAAACTTCTTCTCTAGAAAGTGAAAGTCTACTTTGATCACATTAATGGGTTTGGTAAAGTAAGTGATCTAGAAGTTATAGTCAATTGTGCTTATGGTATACTAGATCCTAATGAATCTTCTACAGATGCACTTAAACAAGGCTGGATTCCCTGGGAGGGTAGATGGTACAATGAAAGAAGTACCCGGATTAATTTATCTGAGTACTCCCCATCAAAGACAACTAAGAAATTATCAAAGAGAGTTATAGTTCAAGCAGGTAATGTAGCTGCTGAAAGAGAAAAGTATTCTGAGCTCTATGAGAAGTATTGTGACTATCATGGGTTTAAACGGGATATTAGTTTATCATCATTTGAAGATTGCTCTGTTATAGAATACTGGGATGGAGATCTAATAGGGATAAGTTTATACAAAACATTCAATGATCAATTTGTGGCATACCAGTTTATATGGGATTATGCTAATCCTAAATTATCACTAGGTACTGTAGCTCAAATGTATGAATGTGAAACAGCTAGAATATTAGGCTGTGAATATGTATATTTGTTGGGTGGGTATGAGCAGTGTTGTTTGTATAAATCTAATTATTCTGGGTTTGAGTTTTGGACAGGTAGAGAATGGTCAACAGATATAGAGTTATATAAGACACTAGTAGAGCGGGATGAAAAAATTAAAATGGAACTACCATGATCTATGAACCTACTAACAGAGTAGAAGTTATTACACCAAAAGGGCCGGGGGTTATTTGGTTAGTTACTGACTATGGGCATGAAACAGATACTATATACACTGTAATAATAAATGAAACAGGAGAGTTCTGGCAGTATACTCATAAAGACATACGTGCAAAAAGTAATATAACTTTTCACAGAGTGATTAAATAATTTAGTATATTGTATAGTACTAAATAATATATCATGGCAAAAATAAAAGAACTAACAACGAAACTAGTTACCACTAAAGTATCCCGTCCAGGCATACATGCTAAAACTAAAACTAGTCAGCTTAAGTCAAGCAAGAAATATAAAAAGTTATATAGAGGACAAGGTAAATAAATTTTATATATATTTGCTTGTAATTAAAAACCAATAAAATGCAACTAAAAGGAAGACGGGTTTTATTAAATAAACCAGAAGTAAAAGAATCTCAATTTGAATTAAGTGAAGCTGACAAGCATGCACTTGAAATGGACATGAGAAAAACATGGACTAAACTAGAAGTTTATGCCATAGGGAATGAAGTAGAATCAGTAAAGGTAGGGGATAAAGTGTATATGGGAATCACTGGTCTACAAGCATCTGAAGCAGTAGAGCTAGAAGATGGAATGAAGTTAATGGTTGCTGAAAGAGACATTGCAATTGTATGGTAAACTTTACAGAAGAATCAGAGAACTTGTATAACAGTAAGATGTATACACCCTTTGATAAGATAGTATCTAAACAGATACCATTGACAGATAGATTGGTAAATCTTGATAGACCCAAGTATTATGGTGGAGCAGGAAATACTTATGAGGTATTTAATGTATTAGAAGCCTGGGGTTTAGATGAAGACTTTTATCTAGGGAATGTTATAAAGTATTTAGCACGAGCTGGTAAAAAAACTTCTAACAAAAAAGAAGACTTACAAAAAGCTTTAGTATATTTACAAAGAAGAATTGATAGATTATGAGTGAAGAATTAGCATTTAGAGAAACTAAGATCTATTCCTTTGGGGATATCTTAGTTGGTTTAGACTCAGAAGAGATTAATGAGTCAGAACAAATTATTGAACTTAGAAAAGTATTTTCTAAAGTAGCTGAAGATCTTAAGGACAACTATAATGAAAATAGATCTCCAGTAAAAAGTTTATTATTTGATCAGACAATTGGTGACTTGACAAGAGCTTTACTAATGTCTGAAAGATTATTAAATATGAAGTAATGAGAATAGTTGCAATCATTGTGTTATTTACATGCATTGCCATGCTTTGGGCAATAGCACATATCTTATATAAACCAGTATTTGATAAGATATCACAACAGTATGTAATTAATGAAGATGATTTTAAAATTGCAAATATTTGCATTGCAGTTATGTTAGCCCTTGCACTAACAATTGGCCTACTACTATAGCCTGTATCTCTCTTTCCAAGGTTAATACAAACAGGCTCGTCCCCAGTTGCAAAGCTGGGGATTTTTTTGTATATTAGTGTATGGCAGAATTTGTTAAACAAGGGGAAGTTAATGTAGCTGGTACAATACTATATATAGGTTCAGCTAATCCAGTATTAACTAAGATAACAACCTTAAGGTTTTATAATCCTTTAGCATATGTGCTTACACTAGAAAGATATGATGCAATATCTGCTACTAGTGAAACATTATATGAGTTAAACTTAGATCCTGGAGATACAGTTACTGATGATTTAATATATGCTCTAAAAGAAGGGGATGAGTTAGTTGTATACTCAGATATTCCTGGTACTACTTATTATGTATACGGTATAGATTATGCAAGTAGTTGATAATAATGGAAATGTATTTGGTGGTGGATTACAAATAAATGGTCCAGATGGTAAACCAAAAACTAGTGGTGGAGGTGGGGGAGGTGCTCCTTCTGGTCCAGCTGGTGGGGATCTATCTGGTAGTTATCCTAACCCGGGAGTAGTATGGGCTAATGGTTTACCCACTTATGACTTACAGTATTATCCACTAAGTTTAAATCCAGCAGGATATATTACAACTGCAGCTCTGTCAGGTTATTTAACTGCAGCTACTGCCGCAAGTACCTATTATCCTCTTACAAATCCTAGTGGGTTTATCTCAGGTATAACAGGATCTATGGTTACTAGTGCTTTAGGATTTACACCTTATAATAGTACAAACCCATCAGGATTTATAACTTCCTCAGCATTAGGACCTTATCTTACAGCAGCAACTGCAGCTAGTACCTATCAACCTACATTGGTATCAGGCACCAACATCAAGACAGTGAACGGGAATTCACTGCTAGGTAGTGGGAATTTAACCATCGGCCCCAGGCTAATGGGATATAGTGGAATACTAGGCACTCCTACTACAGGCACAAGTATAACTATATGTCATTCATTACTCATCCCTGCCAATACATTAAACAGCAACAATATCCTGCAGGTAGTATTTAGGATGTACCGACAATCAGGCAATGTAGGGCAGATGTATGGACGTATCTACTTCAACACTACCAACAGCTTAACAGGTGCTACATTAATTAGTGGTATATTTAGTTTCAATGCTGGGCAGTTCATACTTTACTGCGAGCGTAACTATAGCTATGATGGCACAAGTCTTAGGGCAACAGGAGGAAATACAATTGAATATAATCCAGGTACCACTATACAAACCACTGCATTCAATAGAACAGTTAATCAATATATCTTATTTACTATGCAATGTCAAAACATTGCCGATGTAGCTAACATAGATATGTATAAAGTATTTGCATATGTTTAATTACAATGGAATAGAGTATACAATCACAGGACCTATTGAAGTAGTGAGTGATACACAACTGCACGTAGAAACGGACAAGGGTATCATTCTAGTAGATGATACAATGGATATATATAAAGAATTAGTTTCTAATTAGTTTGTTATCTAAATAATTTTCATTATATTATAGATATAGTGTATACAATTATTATTTTAAAAACAAAAGATCATGGATATTTTAAATTTTATTTCTTGGATTAAAGCCGGAAACTACAGAGAAACTCTTCCTACAGATGTTTCTAACTTATTAGCGGTTGGAGCTAAAGACCCTAGCAGAGATGATGCTTGGTTGCCTCTTGCAGTAAATGCAGCACCTTTACAATCTTTGTACGATACAGGTACTGTAACTCAATTAACAAATATTAATACGGCTGTTACTTTAAATACACATGCCGGAGTTATTAATACAGTAAATGCAGCTACTGCACCAGGTACACCGGATGTATTTGTATTAAATAATACAAATATAGAAGCAAATTCAATTTTGCTTTTAAGTATTAATTATCCATCTGTTGGATCAGGTACTCCAGTAGTATCTTCAGAAATTAATGCACTGGGTAATTCTGCAAGGATTATTATTAGAAATCCAGATGCTTCTGGCCCATTGGATCAACCATTAAACATTCATTTCTTGATTATTAATCCTGCATAATGTCAATTGGCAATCTAAAGGATTACGGGAACAAAGGAAATAACTTTCCCTGGCAGTTAAAAATGTTACAGGGGTTAGATGCTATTAATAGTAGTATAACTACCGGTAATATTACAAATGCTAACTCAATGGCTATTGATGCATTTGGTAGACAAAGAGTTTCCAATCCTTTGACATTATTTGATTCATCTCATAGATATAAAGATAATGGTTTATGGAATACCTCCACTGCTAGTGGGGGTACTGCCGTATTTAGTCCAAATGAAGGATTAGTAAACTTAAATGTTGATACAACAAATGGCTCACAAGTATTAAGAGAAACAACAAAAGTGTTCTCTTACCAACCAGGTAAATCACTTTTAGTTTTTAATACTTTTGTAATGGCTCCTGCTCAAAGTAATTTGAGACAAAGAGTTGGTTATTTTGGAACTGATAATGGAATATATTTTCAGTTAAATAATTATACATCAAGTTTTGTTGAAAGAAGTTTAGTAACAGGTTTAGTTACTGAAACTGTGGTAAATCAATCTGCATGGAATGTAGATAGTTTAGATGGTACTGGTCCATCAGGTGTAGTATTAGACATTACCAAAGCACAGATAATGTTTATGGACATTGAGTGGTTAGGTGAAGGAACAGTAAGAGTTGGTTTCATTATAGATGGGGTATTTTTGCTTTGTCATAAATTCAACCATGCTAATTATATTGTATCAACTTATATTACTACTGCATCTCTTCCTCTTAGATATGAAATTACAAACACAGGAGTAACTGCAAATTCAAGTACATTAAAGCAAGTATGCTCTACTGTAATATCTGAAGGTGGCTATGAACTTAGAGGTGCACAACAAGCCGTTGGTACACCTATTACAACACCTAAAAGTTTAGCTGTAGCTGGTACATACTATCCTGTAGTAAGTATAAAATTACGTGCAGGATATGAAGATGCTGTAGTTATTCTTACTGCACTTTCTATTATGGGTGTAGCAACTGGTATTTATAATTGGAAAGTTGTTGCTAGTGGAACCACTAGTGGTGGTGCATGGGTTCCTGCAGGTGTAAATTCAGCTGTTGAATACAATATAACAGGAACAAGTTTTGCAGGAGGAAGAACTTTAGCATCTGGATTCTTAACATCCAGCACACAATCATCAGTAAACTTAGATATATTAAAAGAAGCATTATTTTCTTTTCAACTTGAAAGAGATTCTTTTACAGGTACATCCTATGAAATTTCATTAATTGTAGCAGCAAGTACAAATACTGAATTGATTTATTCATCAATGGACTGGGAAGAGGTAAGTAGATAATTATTAAAACATAAATTATGTCAATAGGAAATTTAAAAGACTACGGAAATAAGGGAAACAACTTTCCTTTTCAATTAAAGACTTTACAAGGTCTTTCTTTGCCACAATATAGAAATTTAAGAACTCTTTATTTGTTTGATTTATCAGCGTCAACATTAGAGTCTTTAATTAATGCGGAATTTGCTAATGCTCCAGATTCATATTTAATTTCTCAGAATGTATTTTTTGATGGATCAACAAACACATATGTGGCATTTATAACATTTGCTACTTTATAATGAAAAACTTAATTATACTTTCTTTATTACTGGTATTTATTACTTCTTGTTCATTAGAAAGAAGACTTGAAAAATACTGCCCACTTTGCACTCAGAAAGATAGTATAGTTACTATAACTCAAATTAGAGATACAACTATTAATATTCCGGGAGAAACTGTATATATAGAAGATACATTGTTCTGTGATTCATTAGGTAATGTATATGCCTCTAGACTAG